AAGAGCACCACTATATCAACAAACATTTAGATGGTTTAGAGAGAAATATAATATAGAATGTTATGTGAATTGTTACTGGAGTGAAGAAGATTCTTCGAAAAGAGATTATTATGCTAACTACAATTATGGTTCAGATGTATTTTTTACAATAGATAAAAATTTTAAATCTCACGAAGAAGCAGAACTTGAATGTCTTAAAAAATTAATAGAAATAGTTAAAAATAAATAAAAATGATAGAAAAAATTAAATGTGTTGATAATAGAGGATATTCTTTAACAGAAGATCAAGAATATGATGTAATTAAAAGAGAAGGTAATTTTATTTTTGTTAATAATGATAAAGATAAATTAGCTAGATATTCTGCAGAAATGTTTGAAGAACCTGCTCCAATACCACCTCCACCACCAGCTAGAACTGAAGCTGATTGTATTGCTAGTATTACTAACAATGAATCTCAAACTAGATATGTTAATTTAAGTAATGAAACTAAAATTATTACTTGTAATTTTGGAATTACTGAAGCGGGAAATGCTTTTAGTTGTGGTGTTAAAATGGTAATTGGTATTAATGGTACAATGGATAGTATTAATAATACTACACAAGCAGATCAAAATATTGCTGGTGATGATTTATTAGATCTTCAAAAAGCTTTACTTAAATCTCATTTAAAAAATTACATGATAAGACAAGGTAATAATGCTGGTATTTATTTAGTTTCAACTAATTTAAATTATAATGAAGATTTAGTTACTGCTATTGATGAAATTGCAGATTTTCAATCAGAATCTGAATTAAATCCAAATAGTAACAATCAAATTAAAGTTTGGGGATTTTTAAGAAGTAACCTATAACAAATAATAGTCTTAATAAAAATAGACAAAAATGATTAAAAATTCATAAGATTATTAGTAAATACTAATAAAATTAATGAGTGAAAAAAAAGTAAGTCTTTTTGATAGAACTTACAAAAATATTACAGAAAAAAGAAATAGAATATTATCAGGTAAGATAAATAGTATTCCATTAGGATTTCCTAGATTTGAAAATGAAATGCCTGGTATTGAACAAGGTAAGAGCGTGCTTGTATCTGCGAATTCAAAAGTGGGTAAGTCACAAATTACAGACTGGATGTTTCTTTATAATCCTATTCAGCAAGTTATTGATAAAGGTTTAGATATTAGATTAAAAATCTTTTATTTCACTTTAGAAATGACAGCTGAACAGAAGATGTTATCAGCATTTTCTAATATACTTTATATTAAAGAAGGTGTTAGAATAGCACCTAAAGATTTGAGATCTAGTAAAGAAGATAAAATATTATCTGAAGAAAATTTAAATTTAATTTCTAAATATGAATCTTATTTTAGAAAAATTGAAGAAATTGTTGAATTTGTAGATGATATTAGAAATCCATATGGAATTTATACAACTGTTCGTGATTATGCTTTAGCTAATGGTAAAATACACACTAGAAATATTGAAACAAAACCTGGTGTTTTTATTGAAGTTGAAGATTATTATGAACCAAATGATCCTGAAGAATATGTAATAGTTATTGTAGATCACATAAGTCTTATACAACCTGAGAAAAATAGAGATACTGGTTTACCTATGACTCTTCATGAATCAATAGGTAAACTTAGCTCTGATTATCTTATTAAACTTAGAAACAGATTTAAATATATTCCTGTAGTTGTACAACAACAAGCTCAAGCTCAAGAAAGTGTTGAAAATAAAAAGTATAATAAACTTAAACCTTCATTAGATGGTTTAGGTGATAACAAAATGACTCAACGTGATTTTGATTATATACTTGGATTATTTAGCCCTTTTAGACATGAGATACCTGAATATATGGGATACGATGTAACTAGATTTAAAGATAATATTAGATTTCTTGAAATATTAGGTGGTAGAGAAGGTGGTGGTGGAACAGTATGTCCATTATATTTTGATGGAGCTGTAAACTATTTTAAAGAATTACCATTACCTAATGATAACAAAATTAAAGAAGTTTACGAATTTATAAAAAATATTAAATAATTATGAAAAAATATGAGAATTGGTTTAAAGTGGGGAAGTAATTCTCCTGTAAGTTATGATATTGTTTATGAAAATCATACTGATAATTTTAAAAATGAAAGTTGTTTTTCAAATTTACCAAGAAATTGTAAAGATATAAAATATATTATTATTTATGATATTGAATGTGATATAACAAAAGATTATACAGATTTTTATATTCAATATATTATAGATATGTATAAATTAGAAGCAACTTTTGAAAATAACATTTTTAAATTTAAAGCTTTTGATAATAGATATAAAAATATGTTAATTTGTGCAACAATTAGAATATTATGGGAAAATATTGGAAGTATTTCTCCAGCTTTAAATACAGTTACATATTTATTTGAATTATTAAAAAATGGTAAATGTATTTATAAAGATAAATTAAAAAGATTTTGTTATTTTTATTCAAAGATACCTTATAATAATTATTGGAATGGAGGTCATTCTTGGGATCCTAAATTAACAAAGATAAAATCTACAAAAGATTTTGTAAATACATTGCAATTAAATTCAGTAAATGGATTTTTTGAAAAATAAAATTAGTTTATAATTAAAAAAATCTAAAAATATATAAAACAAACTAAAAATTATATTATAAACTCTATTAACAATTAAATAGAGGTAGGATATGGTCGGTTTTTTATATGATAGAACTTCCAAAAGAGAAGATTAAAGCAAGTAGAGTAAATCCTAAAAAACTAATACTTTTTTCAAAGGCTAAAGTTGGTAAAACTGAAGCAATTAGTAAATTAGAAAATTGTTTAATATTAGATTTAGAGGATGGATCTAACTTTGTAGATGCTCTTTCCATTAATATTGTGAAAGAAGCTAAAAAGCAAGATGTAAGTGTTATTGCAGCATTAAAACAAGTCATTAATCAAATTAAAGAAGCAAATAAAGCTCAAAATGGTTTTGTCTATAAATATGGTGCAATTGATACAGTTACAGCTTTAGAAGATGCTTGTTTAGTATTAGCTAATAAATTATATCGTGATACAGCTCAAGGTCGTAACTGGCAAGGAGATGATGTAACTCAATTACCTAATGGAGCAGGTTATCAGTACACTAGACGAGCTTTATGGATGGTTTTAGAAGAATTAGAAGAATGTTTTGACACTTTAATTATTTTAGGACATTTAAAAGATAAATTAGTTGAAAAAGAAGGTAAAGAAATGACTGAAAGAGGTCTTGATTTAATAGGTAAATCTGCATCAATACTATGTTCTCAAGTAGATGCAATTGGTTATGTATATCGAGATGAAAATAAAACTATTGTCAATTTTGCACCTTCAGATTCATTAATTTGTGGTAGTCGTAGTGAACATCTTAAAAATCAAAAGATTACATTAATTGAAGCTGGCGAAGCTGGTAAATTAACTGTAGATTGGAGTAAGATTTTTATAAAAGAATAAAAGTACAATAATATAAAGCCTGAAGTACAAAGGATCGAAGACACTTAATTTAACTATTTATAGTTACCACTGAAAGTTAGAATCGTAGGTCTACACAGTTAGGACTCTGGGGGTATTTCAAAAGTCCAAATATATATAACCCATACAAATAAAAGAAAAGAAGATGAATTTCAATCTAAATGAAAAGGCTCAAAGTGGTGTAACAGTATTTAACAACGGTGTTGCAGGAAAAGTAGAAAATGTATCAATTACAGTAGAAAAAAGACGAGCTGATGAACCAGACTCCTATCCAACATATAAATTAATCGTAGATGATGGATCAGGAGCAATTCCATTAAATGCTGGATTTTTTATAGATGAATCTCATAATGAAGCAAGGCAAAATATGACTTATCAAAGAGTTAAATCTATTGCTGATGCTGTTGTTCCAGAAGATTTTGTATATCCTGAAGTTAATGGATACATGGATGCAATGAGTACTTTATTTAAAGTAATTAAAGAGAATTCTGATGGTAAAAAAGTATCTGTATTTACAACATACGGATATT